TAATTGTGGACATGATTGTCATTGCGGTGGCTCTTGTAAACAAGAAGTTGTAACAGAATTCAATGAAAAATATGAAATTGAGTGTTGCAAAAACTGTAGATGTGACAGTGTAAAGAAATCAGAACAAGAAGCCGGTTTTAACGGCGCATAAGGAGAAAAAGTTATGGCAAAATGTAGTAATTGTGGACATGATAGTCATTGTGGTGAAGACTTAAAAAGAAGAAGATATAGAACGGATCCAGATGTTGATATTAATGATGAAGGAGATTGGCCTGGAGCACCACACTTAGGTGTTGAAGAAGGCACTGAATATGTTGCTTGTACAAAATGTTTTTGTGAAGAATGTAAATATGCAATTCAACAATATGAGGCCTAATATGGCAAAAATGAGAATGTTTAAGTTTTGGAATGAAGCAGGTGATACACAAGAAAAAGAAGAGATTAGTTTAAAGAAGGCTATTAGGTCAGTACAATCACAATTTAAAGACAGTATGATTAGTGTTGAGTATATTAGTAAAAGAGGCAAAGAAATGTGTCATTCAGTATTAATACCAATTGGTAGAAAAGTCAAACAAGCAATGATACAAGAGAAAAGAAGAGAAGCTTTAAAAGCAAAGCAGGCAAGATAATGCCAGCAGTATGTAGAGTAGGCGACAGTTTATCTACAGGACATATTTGTTCTAGCACAACCACCATTGCATCACCAGCTACAGACGGTACGGTAAGTGCAAATGGTATTAATATGATTGTTGTAGGTGCGCCTACAGTATCACACCCATTTCCACCAGCACCACCTTGTGCTCCACATGTTGCAAATCTAAATGCAGGTTCTTCAACAGTTCGTATTAATGGTATCGCAATAGGCAGAATTGGTGATAGTGCAGATAGTGGAGCTATGACTTCTGGTTCTTCTACTGTTTTTGCCAATTAAGTTCGAAAAAACTTTATAAATATTACCGTTATGGCAATTTATGACGCATCTACAACAAATAAGAGTAATCGAAACAGTCGAAGATATAGGGATATAGACCTTGACTTTGGCCGTAATGCTGTAACTAATGATATTGTAAAAGTTGAAGATGTGAACGCTGTAAAAAGAAGCGTTGTTAATTTAGTACAAACAAATTTTTATGAAAGACCTTTTCATCCAGAATTAGGATGTGGTGTTAGAGAATTACTATTTGAAAACTTTACACCGTTAACAGGTATTTTCATACAAAGAAAAATTGAAGAAGTTTTGATAAACTACGAACCTAGAATATCACTTGAACAAGTTGCAGTAGATGATGACCCCGATAGCAACAGATTAGTTGTTGATGTTTATTTTTATGTTCGTGGTGTACCAGACCCCGTTTCAGTTACAACATTTTTACAAAGGTTAAGATAGATAAATGGCCAATCACAAGTTAAACATATCAGATTTAGATTTTGACCAGATTAAAACAAATCTAAGAACATTCTTACAAAGTCAATCAGAATTCCAAGATTATAACTTTGAAGGTTCTGGTCTTTCTATTATGCTTGATGTGTTAGCATACAACACACACTATCTGGCATTTTTGGCCAATATGTCAACAAACGAAATTTATTTAGATAGTGCAGATATTCGTAATAACATAGTTTCACTTGCAAAGATGATTGGTTATACACCATCATCACCAAGAGCCCCAAGAGCAGATGTTGATATTGTAATTAATAATGCTACAGGTACCTCAGTAACAATGAGCAAAGGTACGGTGTTTACAACTACAGTTGACAATACACAATATCAATATGTTAACAATGAAGACATTACAATTGTTCCTGCTAGTGGCGTTTATAGATTTTCAAATGTAACTTTATATGAAGGTACTTTAGTTACTTTTAAATATACAGTTGATAGTAATGACCCCGACCAAAGATTTGTTATACCAAGTAACAAAGCAGATACATCAACTTTAAAAGTTAGTGTACAAAATTCTGCCGTTGATACTACAAAATCAACATACACTTTTGCTTCAAATTATTCTAATGTTAACTCTACTACAAAATCATTTTTTCTACAAGAAGCTGAAGACGGCAAATTTGAAGTTTACTTTGGTGATGGAGTTACAGGCGCAGCTGTAAATGATGGCAATATTGTAATCTTAGAATACATTGTTACTAACAAAACAGAATCCAATGGTGCAAGTTCATTTACACTTTCAGGTAATGTTGGTGGATTTACAGATGTTACAATTACAACAAACTCAGCATCACAAGGTGGTGCAGATGCAGAAACAAGTGACAGTATTAAATTCAATGCGCCTTTATCTTATGCAGCTCAAAATAGAGCAGTAACAACCTCAGACTATGAGGTGTTTGTTAGAAATTTATATCCAAATGCATT